CTAAAGCTCATAATTACTGCTGAAGCAAACAACACCAAATTGCTGGAAGCGTTCTTTCTGTTTGAAGTATGGCTCACCCATTGCGATACCGAGTTGCTTCGCCTCGGTGCTGCGCGCAATCACACAACCATCATTGTTCGACAGTACGACAACCGGACGCCCCCTCAAATCTGGTCTGAATACAGTTTCACAACTGGCGTAAAACGAATTAACATCGCAAAGTGCGAACATACTCAGCTCGCTGCTTTAACGATGAAAGTAACGACGCCGAATACGTCCAGCGTGTCTTCGCTGCCGACGATGATCGGCGAATAAGCGCTGTTCATTGGATTGAGCTGAACTGTAGGTCGCAGCTGCAGGCGTTTAACAGTAAACTCCCCATCCACGGCTGCAATAACAATATCGCCGTGTTCAGCAGTTCGTGAGCTATCCACCACCAGCAGATCACCATCGTTGATGCCTGCTTCAATCATTGAATCACCCGTGGCTTTGACAAAATACGTTGAGCTGGGATGAGAAACGAGCAACTCATTAAGATCGATACGCCGCTCAATGTAGTCTGCCGCGGGACTTGGGAAGCCACACGGCACTAAGTAACTGAAAAATGGCAGAGAAATAATTTTGCGCAACTCTGTAGGTCTGAAAAATTCCATAATCCATACCTCAAATACTGTTTTTATATACAGTAGTTTCATTTGAATTTGCGCGCAAGATACAGGAGTCGCTGCGGCTGTTTAAATCTTCGTCGCTTCGTTTGTAAGTTTCTCTCTCAATTCAAATTATGGGTTTTGTAAATTTTCTGGTGGTATTGCCATATGCGCATATTTAAGCCAGTTTAGAGGCCGGGAACTTTCTGTACAGCGTCGACAGCCCCACATCATAAATAATCGCCACCTGCTGCCGCGGTACTCCTGCCCTAATCAGGCGCCCGGCCTGCGCCCATTGCTCCAGAGTGAGCTTTGGACGCCTGCCACCAATTCGCCCCTGCGCCCTTGCCGCTTCCAGCCCGGCGCGGGTTCTTTCCACAATCAATTCACGCTCCATTTCAGCGAGCGCGCCCATGACATGAAAGAAGAATCTCCCCATTGGCGTCGACGTGTCTATGCTGTCGGTCAGGCTGCGGAAATTAACGCCGCGTTCGCGCAATTCTTCTACCATAACGACCAGGTGACGCATACTGCGACCCAGACGATCGAGCTTCCATACGACCAGTGTGTCTCCTGCAGTTAATGTCCGGAGCAGTTTTTTTAGCCCCGGCCTTTCTGCTTTAGTTCCGCTTATTTTGTCTTCAAATATCAGCTCACATCCTGCGCACTTCAGCGCGTTTCGCTGTAAATCGGTGTTCTGGTCATTTGTTGATACCCGCACGTAGCCAATTTGCACAATAGGCATCCTCGCAAAAGGCTGGGATCATGCCATTTACGGCCGTTTTCTGCATTTTCAGAAACGTTGGTTTAGGCGAAACGATAAATCTGGCTGCGGGCGCACTGCAAAAAGACCAGAACGGCGCCGACATTCCGGACAAAAAACAATTTGCGAGAACTATCGGCGCGGTAACGTCGAATACCATTACACTTGGTGAATCAGGCTGGTTCAAAATCGCCACGGTTGTAATGCCGCAGGCTACATCAACTGCGGTGATTAAACTGTACGGTGGGGCGGGGTTTAACGCTGGTTCATCTGAACAAGGGGCAATCAGTGAACTGGTACTGCGTGCCGGTAATGGTTCACCTGCTGGAATAACTGCCACGTTGTGGAGACGCTCGCCTGCTGCGGCTAACGAGGTCGCATGGGTTAATACATCAGGCGACACCTACGATATTTATATTAATATCGGCCAGTATGCGTACTGGTTAATTGCGCAATATGACTACACCGGTAATGCAAATGTCACGTTGCACAGTACGCCTGAATATTCATCAGTACAGCCGGGAAACTCAACCAGCGGTCAGACATATACAATTTACAGTAGTCTGATGAAACCAACAGCCGGTGATGTGGGTGCATTGCCGATTACAGGGGGACGGCTTAACGGCCCGCTGGGTATTGGTACTGACAATGCGCTGGGCGGCAATTCGATCGTTCTTGGTGATAATGACACTGGTTTTAAACAGAACGGCGATGGCGTGCTTGATGTTTACTCGAACTACACACATGTATTACGTATCATCGGTAATCTTGTGGAAAGCATGGTTTCCCTGAAAGTAAACGGGAATGCTGTAGCTACAGGCGAAGTGCAGGCAGGAAATGGCGCGTCACGCATGGCTGGTAACGGGGATATTTTTGGTAATGTCTGGAACGGCTGGCTAAGTACACATCTGAATAATAATCTCGTCGCAGATATTCAATTAGGGGCTGGCACATCAGTGGCTACCTGGAACAATGCAGGTTCCTGGCCTAACACCCCCGGATATGTAGTTACCTCCGTCTGGAAAGATAATCAAGGCGAAAATATTGATGGCATTACTTATGCGCCTTTGCAAAAAAGATTAGGTATTCAGTGGTATACCGTACAAGGGGGAACGGCATAATGAAAAAATATCAGGACATTAAAAATTTCAGACTTATTGACGCGCCCGTAAACAGGGGTAAAACTCAGTCCGAAATAAATATAGGTGCATATTTTCTGGAGTCAGAAGACGGGCAGGACTGGTATGAATGTCAGTCATTATTTTCTGATGAAACCGCAAAAATCATGTACGACCATGACGGGGTTATCTGGGGCGTTGTTAATAAGCCAGTCCCGCAACGTGGAAACACATATGCTGTATCAATGCTGTGGCCGGTTAATATGTCTGTTGCGGAAATAGACGCTGCTGACTGTCCTGATGATTGCCGTGGTGATGGCTCATGGTTGTACAGAGATGGTAAGGTTTTACCCGTTCCGGTGGATTATCAGGCTAAGGCCGAAACCACCCGACAGAAACTACTTAACGATGCAGACAATGCCATTAAGGACTGGCGCACAGAATTAACGCTGGGGATTATCAGCGATGAAAATAAAGTCACTCTAATCAATTGGATGGGATACATTAATAAGTTAAAAAATATTGATTTTTCACAAGTTAATGATGAGGCCACCTTTGAAAAAATAAAGTGGCCTGAATTACCTAAATAATGTTTTACTGACTGGCTGGTTTATCCGGCCAGTCAGGGTCAGATGCATCCACCCGACTGACCAGAACGCTGTATTGCTCCCAGACCTCCAGTCGTTGCCGTTCCTCATCGGTTGCGATACCCAGCTTTACTGCGCGCGAAAGTGGTGTAATAACGGCCTCGGCCTCTTCGAGCAGTTTGACCTTTTTCGCTTCTGCCTGCTGGCGTAGCTCCTCCGGCGAATAAACACGTTTACTCACCTGCTCACCATTAAACATCCAGCGTCCTGATACATCCGCCCGGCGATTAGCTGTGATATCAGGTAACTCAATAACGCTGCACCCTTCAGGATTTATTGCCGAAACATCTTTGTTAATATCCACAACAATATTATTTTTATCGTAGGCAATTTTTAATGAGTCGGCAGAAAATTTCTTCTGTTCCTCATACCAGTTTTTACCATCTTCATCAAACAGCCACACTACACCAAATTTTTTAGTGAGTTGATACTGGTCAGGCGTTTTTGGATTACCGGCTACGATATTTTTCAGATGCATCATAATTAAATACTCACCACGTTATACCACTGGTTGCCAATTAATTTCTGTATTGGGCGTCTGTGCGCTCCATCAACCAGTTCATCACTATTGCCATTAATGATACCAGTTATTACGTAACCAGACGTGTCACTGAACCCCGGACCGTTCCATACCTGTCCATATTGCAGGCTACCCAGCCTGATATCCTGCACGTAACGGCTGTCAAAGTTGGAATAGCTATTCGGTTCCATCTGACCATTTACTCTGAACGAAATACTGCCATCTGTATTTCGCTGGCTGTAGAACTGCCATCCCTGATCGTCATCCAGTTCAATTACTGTGGGCCTGTTTACGTCGCCCCATAAATTAAACGTGGCTGTCATTGTCGAGTTATTATTACTCGTCAGTGAAAGCCGTTTCCCGTCACCTGCTCGTATGCCACCATTAGTGAGAACATCTACTGACATGTGCAGCCCGGAATTATCGATATAACCGACCCGGGCATTATTGGCGTAAATACCCAGAACGCCGTCGCCATCCTGTTTAAACCCGGTATCGTTATCACCGAGCACAATTGAATTACCGCCCAGACCATTGTCAGTACCAATGCCTAACGGGCCATTTAGTCGCCCACCGGTAACAGGTAATGCACCTACATCACCGGCAGTAGGTTTATTTATGGTGTTGAAATCGCGTCGCCAGCCAGGAGAGTAATCACCGCCGTTATCGATATACGTAAACTGAGCGCTGGCAACCCCTCCTCCTGACGTTGTTGTGGGGGTAGTGACGCGTATTGTCATTGCACCACGAAATCCCATCACCTCAACAACTGCACCGGCCAGACAGATATTTCCACAGCCAGTATCCGTGATGGTTTTGTTGTCGGCGTAGCTCCATGAACCCCGACACATCCAGTACCGATGATTAAATACGCCTTGCGACTCCAGCCAGGCGATAAATTCTGCCGTAGTCCACGGATTGCTGTCACCTCCGATATGAATCCCGCCACTAAATGCCAGCGCCGCCCCGATATTCTGTGCAAATAACCCCTTGTCCGGAATGTCGGCGCCGTTCTGGTCTTTTTGCAGTGCGCCCGCAGCCAGATTTATCGTTTCGCCTAAACCAAGGTATTGGAGAAGCGCGGGAACATCCTTTCCACTCAGATTTGTCAATGTACCATCAAGGGGCTGCTTACCCGCTAATGCATTGGTCATTGTGGTTGCAAAGTTAGGGTCATCACCTAACGCTGCAGCCAGCTCATTAAGAGTATCCAGCGCCCCTGGAGATGAGTCGACAAGAGCTGCAATAGCCGATCTGACAAATGCCGTTGTTGCAAGTTGGGTGTCATTAGAACTCTGATCAGCAGTTGGAGCTGTAGGTTTCCCTGTGAAATTAGGGCTGGCCAGCTTAGCGTAAGCAAGCAGAACCTGTTTTATAAACGCGGTAGTCGCTATCTTTTGTGAATTATCAGATTCAGCGGTCGTTGGCGCTGTAGGCGTTCCTGTAAGGTTTGGGCTATCTAAATTTGCTTTCTTATCCAGCTCACCTTTCAGGCGCTTCGCCGAGACAGCAATAGCAGGGTCCAGACCTTCCTCAACCTCTTCAGCGGTCGCAAATCGGGAAACCCCAACAACGCTTTCTGATGCCGGAGGGTTAATAAATACAACATCCCCAAATGTGATATTTGCTGTATCCAGCGACTTAAACGTAATATCACTGGAAATCAACATAACGGTTGCTGATGATTTATTAATTATCGGCATTCGTCTGGAGTAAACGGCAAAGAGTATATTTTTATCCGTATACAATCCAACTGTGTGCACAACATACTCATCAGGAGAGTCATCTTTAGCTGATACATGAATTGTATCAGGTGATATCACCGCCCCACCGATACTAGTTATTCGTTTAATTTCATCATGAATATCAGTTTGTTCGGGTGAGGTAATATAATAACTGGAACCTATTCCAACTGATTTTATTTCAACCTTCTCGGTCCCGGTATTCGAGGCATTAATAATTGCCTGACGCCCGGCGTCAGTTATTGTGAATATTAATTTATCCATTTTAGTCCGTCACTAAATAATTTTAGAAAAGATAAATATATAAGAAGGTAATTATTAACCCTCTCCGGTCAACCGAACATACGATACAGATTGAAGACCACCAGCAATACTAATACCGCCTGAAATATTAGCCGCCTGTGAGAATGAATATAATGTTCTGGCTGACTTAGCGAATTTTATGCTCCTTATTACATCATCAAGCATCTCCTTCGAAGGTACAGCACCATCAAAGGAGTTAATTGAAGCAACAATAGAAGCCGTGTATGGTTCTCCACGAGGCGACTGTTCGAACCACTCCTTGATATCAACGACACCGCCAAGACTGCTGACAACGTCTTCAACGGCCGCTCTGGTCCCTTTTATGCGCTTAGTCCTGATAATGGATTTAAAAACTGAGCGTTTTAGAGAAACAGGCCAGTTATCCCGCCACGTGTCAGAGTTCCACTGCCATGCAAGATGGTCGAGAACCGCAGATTCAAGACCATCAATTAGCCCATATATAGTGGTTTTAGGGATTAAATTATTAATTGCATGTAGTTCGTCATCGATAGCTTTTGACATAGCTATCACATCAGGGTTTTGAGCTAAATTCTGAGGTAATACATCCAGCAAACTAATGTCTGAGATATCAACCATCTTCTAACCCTTCATATGTACATTCTATATTTCTTTCTCTTGCCGCCTGAATTTCACTAATTACAGTAAATACCGGACTGGTTATTTCAAGGCGTTTAGCCCCTGCATTTTTAAATCTCGATATTATTTCATCAGGGTTAATATCTCGCCCCATAACAGAACGTTGCCACAACTTATATTCTTCAAGTGCCTTATTGACTTCACTTTGAATTAAAGTAGCCCTGCTTTTATCATCTGTACTTATCCAGTATTTTATCGAAATATCATAATCAACCTTGTCTGGCTTTTTGGGTATCACATGATCAGTAAACGGTCTGATATTAGTGGCGGAAAGAACATTACCTATCTGCTCCAGAAGCTCATCAGATGGAATGTCACCGTTCTTAAGCAGACAACGAATCTCAACAGTTCCGGCCGCAGGCGTATAAACATTCACATCTTTGATGTTCTGGTTAGCGGTTCTTGTCCAGTATTTATAGGAATCCTCGGGCCCTGCCGTCGAAAGTTTTTCCGGTGACAGCTGAATGCGCTCAGCATAGTTATCATCATCCTCTTGATCAGCTCCAGAATTCGATTCCGTCAGATTACTGACGCTGGCCACATAGGGGAGAGGCGTTATCAGTGCATTAATCTGGCCGGGTAAAAAACCATTACCTGAAACACCAGGCACCAGAGCATGTCCTGAGACTGTCCCACTCAGTGAACCAGGCGGGATTTCTGTTAAAACATCAGTCTGAAAAATAACATTATTCCCGGTCGTAATCTGTGTACCTGCCGGGATGGTATAAGCTCCCGTCAATACTGTTGATAGCCTGAATTCAAACGTAGTGAGGGCCGACTGAGCCTCAAGCCTTGGAGTATCTGTCATATAACCAAGATGATCGAGACTACTTTCTGTAGCATATGACAGCAGGTTTTGCTTTGCTGAATAATCAATAGCCTTGCGCTGCTGAACAATCACTGAGCACAGCGACTGAATAAAAAGGCGCCGCGGATCTGCTGGCGCCAGTGTTTCACCTGTGATTGCCTCGAATCCTCTTATAGCCCGGGTAACGATTTGTGAAGGATCAGAGTCCGCAAAGGTAATATCAGGCAACCCACCTCGAGGTAAATTCAACTTTTGACTCCTATAACCAGTTTCGGCCGTATAACGCCATCTGAAGCATTCGCCTTGTCAAAACTGACTGAATGGATAATCGCGCGAGGTTCAAACTCACTGACTTTCTGAATAATCTCTCGCGTGGCCATAGCAATAAAAACAGGTGTCTGGCTATCCACCAGACCGGACGTGACCCCCAGTTTTCGTGAATAGGGGACCGTACCAGTCTGAGTGGCCAGAATTGTCGAGACATTCTGCAGAACTTCTTCAACAACAGTTTCTGGCACCCAGTTAATACGATATGAAGACGCTGATACTGGCCAGGTGTCTTTGCTCATAATAATTTTCCTAATGCACCTTTAGTTTTAGATTCAACATCACCCGCAATATCTACCAACGCTTCGGCGAGCGAGGCCTGACCCGACTCCAGTAGTTTGATACCCACATTAATCACCCGGGGGTTTCCTGTCGGGCCCAGATACGTCCAGCCTTCATCAATGTCAGAAATCACAAAATTTCCGAAATACTGGATACCAATGACAACCGGGTTAACCTCCTGTGCATTATGCATAAATCGCAGTAATGACAACGCAGCCAGCGGCGCCACACCAAGCGTTGTATCAAGGCGCATGGTAAAACTCACTTCATCGAGACCCGGCCCAATATCTTCCAGAACCGGTTTGAGGCCGATAACTTCATGTCGGGCCAGGCGGCGTTTTGATGTACGTTTAAAATTGGCGAACGTATTCACCACCATTGACGACGCCACAAACGGCATTGATCCATACATGCCAACAATCACGCTTTTGCCTCCGATGTAGGGGCATATTCCCCTTGTGTGTCATGGTGGTGTTTTTTAACGCCAATACCGTCCACCACTACATCTCCACTCGTAACCTTAATCTCACCCTGAATATCCGCAGCAGTTCCACCTTTAGAGCTACCTTTCAGGCCACCAAGATAGGTAAGCAGACCTTTCACTGTGGCATTACCCGTTATGATGGTTTCCGGCGCATCAATCGTGACGGTTCCTGTGGCTTTAACCGTCACATCACCAACAGCATCAACCAGCAATGAATTTGATTCCCTGTCATTCTCAATACGGGTTCCGTTCCTGAATCTGATAACGCGCTTGTTTACGGTGTTTGCAGGAGGGGTATGCGTTTCATCGTAAAAGCTGCCAAGGATAAAACCCTGCTGCGGTCCAACGGGAAAAAACAGGCATAAAACCTGCTCACCAACATCAGGCATCCAGTAATCAGCATTCTCATCCGTATTTTTCACAATGACCTGCAAACTGGCTGAGGTCACATTGTCCTGATCATCAAAAGTGACTCTGGCCGTCACTCCTTTTTCATCAATATCAGACACCACACCAACCCGGATAAGCTGGCGAATCAATGTTTCTAAATCGTTCATTCAGTATCCTTCAATGACTCTACGAATATCTGCCGATGTGGTATACCCACCGTTACTAATGGCATGAGTTGCTTTTGAAACCAGATACTTACCAGAAAATTTACCAAACCCGGCTAAATTGAGCGTGACGCCTGCAATAAGTCGGGTATCACCAGGCAACACCAAAGAACCGGTATTCTGATATCGGTTTTTTAATCTCAACGCCGCTTTCGCTTTACGCTTCGCCTCATCGAGGTTTGCGACCAGTTTTCTGATTTTGAGGTTGGCGCCATCTTCAACAGAAGGATCTTCCCAGGTATACGCCAGTGATTTTCTTTTTTTAGGTACCCGATATTTGCAGGTGCAGCTCTTATACAAATCAGAAGATTGAGCACTAAAGGAATAACGAATAATTTCATCAACACCCAGCGTCAGGGTTGCTATTGGCTCTTTTTCCTCAAACATTTCCTGAGCAAATATCACAAGCTGACTATCCGTAACTTTTAAGGACACGCCTTCATCCTGACAAAGACGATGGAGAAACTTTAAGTCGCTTTCCTCCATCTGGTCTTCACGTTCGTAATATGGATTGCTGCCCTCATCGATAAGAAACATCAGCTCAAGGTTGGCCAGCTTCGCTATTGATGTAGCTATATCCCTGAGCGTAGTTTTCTCCCAGGCGTTACTTTTCAAATCACGGCGTACACCAGCGGCTACGGGTACAGATACCGCGCTAACCTCAACAACAGAAGGAGGGCCAGACGATGTGATACCATCAACCTGAAAACTGCCACACTCCAGCGCTATCTGATTGAATGGCTTAAAGACAAGACGAATAAAGTCCCCTTTTTCAGGTGACCAGTCGCCAGACCATTTCCCGTCGTCGTTCTTCAGCGTAATAGCGATGTCATCAACCTGGCCGTCCTCATTATCGGTATACGATATTGAGAGAATGTCAGGCTGCATGTCAGCCGTGATATCCATATTCTGGTAAATCACGTCAAAAAGAGTTTTACGTAACACTGTTTCGCTTCCACGGTGGCAGGTTATTCACGGTTGCCGGCTTTGCAGGTGCATCAGGAACAGTCAGGATGACTCCGGCAGAAAAAAGCACCGTTAAACGGTGCATTGGGTTGGCATCAACAAGCAGATAAGACAGATATTCATTTCCATATAGTCTGGCGGCAATGCTGTCCCAGGCATCGCCCTGTATGGTCCTGTAATTATCCAAAGCTTAACCTCCGACTCTGAAAAAGGTGGGCGCTCATTTTCTTCTCAAAATCTGAGTAACCCGCGTCCAGCGCCCTCTGTACAGCCGCTTCTGTTTCCTTTGGTGAACCAGGGGGAAGATTAATCACTGGTGCGTATGTAATCCCACCAGGCGGTATGACGGCGCCCCCGGAGGCTCCCGAGCGAGATGACAGGCCTCCTGCAACTGATATTCCATGAGGAGAAAAGCGGGTCTGCCCGAACTTACCTGAAATTGCAGTCTGGAGGCTGTTACTCCCGTTAACTCCAGAGGCCAGCGTGGCCATTATTGCGCCACCGGATTTAGTCAGTTGAGAGAATGGCCCGCGCTTTGCGTCAGAAAATGGCAGGTACTCACGAACGGTCGCAAAAATACCCTTCACCTCATCAACCAGAGCATTGGCTTTCGATTTAATACCGGTGATCAGGGTTTCAATAATTTTAGCCCCTGAGTCGCGCCAGTTGATGGTGTTAAGTATGTCAGCCCCCGCTTTGAAGGCCTGTACCAGCCAGCCAACAGGCGTAAAATTCATGAATACAAATTTCAGTCCTTCAAGAGCCTTAACGCCATATTCCCTGATTGTTGGCCACACCTTTACCGCACAGGCCTTGATCTTGTCCCAGTTCTGATAGAGCAAAACCCCGGCCGCAACGAGAGCTGATATAGCCAGCTGTATCCAGCCAAAAGGAGTCATTTTTGTTGCTACAGACAGCGCCAGCATCGCCACACGACAGGCAATAACCGCGGTTCTCATTGTCAGTAACGCCCCGGCCGTCAATACAATCTGCGATACCAGATTGGGGTTATTTGCGACAAACTCACTGACTTTAGTAAGCAATGGCACCAGGACACCAAGCGCCGCGTTTAATGCTGGTTGTAGTGCCTGGCCAAAACTCAGTGCGGCATTACTGGCCTGAATGCGGAGCTGCTTTAAACGCTCCGCATTATCTTTGGTGATATTCGCAAAATCGCGATCAACAACAGCACCACCAGCACCAAGAGAGGTTTCCTTAATCCGTCGGTATTCTTCCCAGTTCTGGATCATTGGCCGGACAAAGTTCTGCACCTGCATATCACCAAAAAGCTCACCCAGTAATTTCTGATCGCCATTTTTGGTCATTTTGATGACAGACTTCATTGCCGCTTCAAACGGGTTCTGTCCTTTCTTTTGTGCGGAAGTAACGATTTTGTACATATCAACGCCAAAGTTCTTTTGAGCCTTCTTCAGCGTTTCAGGCGAAAGGATTTTCGCCATAAAGTTATTCATGTTGTTGGCGGCTTCATCAGAGGTTGATGCCCCCTTACGGGCTATCTGTAGTGCAGCCCCCATTGTTGCTGCAGCCTCATTCCCTCCCATTTTCAAGGCCTGGAACTGGGCACCAAGAACAGGAAGATTTTTGGCCATATCCTTAAATTCGAAGTTCCCCTCTTTACCCGCCTGAACCAGAATCCCCATAGCTGTTTTCATTTGAGAGGGATCGATTTTAAGAGCATCGCTGAGTGTAAAGGATGCTTTGGAAACATCGAGTATGTCTGAGCCGGTTGCAGTCGCAGTACGCCCTATTGTCAGAAGGTTAGCCTGAGCTTCTTTGTAATCCTGACCAGCTGCAACCAGGAAGCCCTGAGCCGCCTGAATATCAGACGCAAACTGGTTTGTCGCAGCCCCGGTGACAAGCATCGCCTGGCCCATAGCCTGAACCTCAGCTGGCTTCATATCTGCTGTCAGGCCGATCATTTTGTTCTCACGGTTAAAATTAGCCGTGTTATTGGCCGCAGCAAATACCCCGGCAGCTACAGCTGTAGTCTGTACACCGGATCTGACTAACTGGCCTTTGGCTTCTCCGAGCTGTTCCATTTTCAGCTCGCGGCGTTTCTCCAGCGAACGGTTGAGTTCATCCTGAGCCCGTTTTGCATCCAGAATAGTAGTCCTGGCCTGAGCCAGTGCTGTTTTATAGCGGATTACCTGCTCTACGCTGCGAGACTGAGCTTCACGATTGCGATCAATGCTGAGTTTCAGCTCTTTTTCACGAGCTGTCAGCCCCTTAGCTGATGTATCAGCCCCACCGTAGGCGTTTTTCAGCGAAGCGAGTTCGTCACGCTGTGAACGTAACGATGTGCGTAAATTTGATGACTGAGTTTTTGCCCTTTCAAACTCCCGGATCATCGCCCGGGTTGGGTTCTCGGTATTACTTATCTGCCGCTGCAGCTCTTCCACGCGAGCGGCCGCTTTATGGTATTCAAGCGCCGTCTGCCCAACCCTGGCTTTCATCGCCTGAAGCTTTTGAACCTCGCCCTGGTCTTTTCTGAGATCGGTTAACTCAGAGTTAAGTTTCGCCACTGCCTGATGAGCAACGTTAAAACTCTTTGGGAGAGAGGCGGCAACTTTGCCGCCTATTTCAAAAGCCAGCTGAAAGTTCTTATTGCTGGCCATTATTTATTATCCTCATTAAACAGCTCAATCCAGGCGATAAGGCGACTCAGCCGAAGCGAGAGCCAGTATGAAATCGGTGTGAATTGTTCTGATTGAGAGAGGGAACGAGCGGCCCTCATGACTTGCTTATCCATTGGGGTGCGTGGATCGAACCCTACGCCAGCAAAAAACTTTGTACCCTCTGGCAGATTTTCACGAAGTCACGCGCTGGCAAGCCGTTAATATACTCAACCGGACGATCCAGACAGCGAGCAGCTAACGCAGCCTGGACTTTATTATCTAATGCAGCTGAAGCAGAAACATGCCCCTGAGCCTGTAATACGTCAGTCACTTCTAAAATATCCGCCCCCTTCAACTCGTCCAGGTTAAGAACTATTTTTGACGTTGGTTCATAATCTTCAAAACGATACTCTTTACTTAATTCAATAATTTCCATCTTATCCCCTTAGAGCCCTAAATCATCACGAACAGTCTGAAGGATATCTTCGCCATTAAAGATGCAGATATAGTTCAACTTATCTATTTCAAGAACTTCCTTTCCGTTAATAAATAATTTGAGATACAGAACCTCAAATTCATTTTCAGTATCAGTCGCTTTTGATACCTGTAACGAACCAAGATCTAATTTCTTAGGATTCAGCTTCATTGAAGCGCGGATTGGTACGGTTTTATATTTACCGGTTCCCGCATCGTAGACCTGCTGACTCCCCCTGAAATCCACCTGATGCGATGAAGAAAGAAACAGGTTTGTACCATCAGCTGTTAATGTTCGCCATTTCAGCGAAACACTCATTGATTTGAAGTGTCCGAGCGTCCCGGTTTCAATTTCACCTGCAATTCCGGCACCTGAAACTGTCTCTGTCATCATTTCAATGGACGGTAATTTAGCATCAGCTATGCCAATAATACGGCTACCTTCACCATAAACGGTGAAGTTAATTAAACGTTCTGGAATTTGATTACTCAAAACACCCCCCTGTTAATTAGCTGAGCCAAACAGATTCAATAAATAGTCGGGGTTATATTCCATAATAAACTCTATATCTCGCGCCGGAGAGTATGGAGTAAATTTCACATGGAATTTAACGATCCCATCCATCAACGCCGTCGTCGGATTTTCAGCCTGATTAAATTCGACCTTACCGCCAGCAATGTCCTGATTCCCGGTAAGACCGTTAAACCAGATATTAGCGCTGGTAACGACTGACTCAATAAGCCGTCGGTTAGCAGGGTCATCTATTTTTGACCAGTGTGTCAAAATTAGCGTATTCCCTGTCCAGTTAAACATTCGGCGCCCGACACGAAACGCGTCTTTCGGGTCTGTATTTTTTGGATAAATTGCGGTGCGGTTTCCCCAGGATTTCCAGCCATCAAAATTAAGGCTGGTTACGATCCCCTGACCGTTCAGATAGTTGGCCTGACTGTTATTCAACCAAACCTCTGAGCCATCTTTACGAACAGCACCATCCATTTGCAATGTGATATTCGACGGAGAACGTGAAGGAACATCACCGTTTTTACTGTCCATCAGACATGTTGCAACTGCCAGATGAGTGGAGTGGTAATAAATGGTGTCTCCCAGCTTCACCATCGGCCAACATACAGTCTGGTTCGCGGCGAGCTGGTTATTGTTCTGCTTCCATTCCGGTACCGCTGAGTAATCACTGATTATCGCCGTATCGGTTGGGGCGTCAGTTAACGCTTCAGCTTTAAACAGCTCGCTTATCATCGCGGATTTAGTCGCCATTAACTGGCCAACTTCACTGTCCGTACTAAATCCAGGCGCAATCACCTGGCCGGGAACCAGTTTAAAGCGCGGGTAAACGTCAGCAAGCAGCTCAAGGCCGGTACTTAACTTAGTGTTAAGATCAACACCGCCGATAATGTCATCTTTGGTCACTGCATCAGGATCAAGGTGTGTATAACTTACGGTTAGCGCTGCATCTTTATCCTTGATAGCCCCACCAGTGATTGCGGTAATGACCGTATACCCATCGTCATCAAGAGCAAGAATATAGTCGGTATCAACAACAAGAACGGCCGCATCGGGCGCAGCACTTTTTACAACAACAGAGTCGTAGAGCACCCCATCCTTAGCCAGCGTTGCCTTACCGCCTGAAAGTTTGACGGCTTCATCGACAACGTCTGCTTTGTGTTTTGTCGGGTCCAGTACATTGATAAACACAACCGGAGCCACGCCATAGATACCAAAAGCGACCTTAATCACTTCGCTCAAAGTATATTTTTCAAAGTTAGTGCTGAAACCTATCTTTGAAACGGCTTCGGCATAGGTGTATGCAATAACCGGTTTATTAACTGCAGATGATGGATTATCAAGCTGGTTTACTGGAGAAGTACCAAACGCAACAATTAACCCCGCACTAACGTTTACTGGAGGTGTAATTGAAGTAGGTATTTCAGATGTATAAATACCGTGACGGTAGCCCATTAATTAATCTCCTTCATCGCTGCAAAAACACGCGAATACATCACAGCTTCAACACTGGTTTTATCGCTAAGCCGCTTTTCTGCATCAGCAAAATCAGCAGTAGTAACAAAGAGTTGTTTAGCACCTGGAATAACGCTTATCAGCTTTTCACACTCCACCGACAAACCATTCCGATATATTCTGTGCTTCAGCAATGAAATTTGAGGAATTGTTGGCCCGATATAAATTAATGTCGGGATATTTTCTTTTTTTGGCGTAGCCGCGCCCGCCGCTTTCGCGGTTTTTTTCTCAGTAGTCATTAGAGATCGTCCTGAAATTGAGTATTTTGAGGTTTAATTACTGACCAGGAACCAATCGCCTCCATTACCCAAAAAGGATATGGCTGATCATCGAACAACTTCCAGTGGATATCGTTCTGAAATTCATACTGCATATCCAGAACAGGGTTTTCCTGAAAATCCTTAGCCATTCGGCCAAGAACAATCATTAACCATTCATATCCGGTTGGATCTTCACAAAAACCACCCAGCAGGAATTTCACCCGAACAGTATCCATGTCAGGCTGCATTCCCCCTTCTGTGGGACGGATTATAATGTGAGGAAACTCTGGAGGTTTATTTGGGTCTGGGGCTGATTTTGGTGGTAAAAAACCTTTGAAGATAGTGGGAACATACAACTTAACGTCTGTATCCCTCTCATCCTCTGAAGGCCCCTGTATCAACAGGTTAGGGCAAATCTCTTTCTCTAACCGGCTTTTTATTGCATCAATCAACAGATTGCTCAAATTGGCATACCTCTGTTCGTATTGATAGTCAGAGTTATTTCTAACACCCCTGAATTATCTGCGGCCTCATTCACAACATAGCTACGACCGTTAATAACCATTAATTGGTCCTTAACAGGAACGTGAGCAAAATCATTACGCGAAGCAAATAGCGTTATTTGCCCCTGATTTACACCCTCAGCAAACTCAGCATATGAGCGCTTATTACGTTCGTGAACGAGGTCTGTATCCAGAACGGCAAGGATTTCCTTGCCGTCAATGTTGTAGATGTCAGCAAACTCTTTCTCATTCATAAATACCGCAGAAATATCCTGCGCCATTATCTCTTTAAAAGAGTTCATCGAATGTTACGCCTTTGATTTTTTTTCCTTCGCAGAAGCCTTAGCCTGGTTCTTTTCTGGCTTTATGCCTTCCTCTGCAACGCTATCGGAAGAATTGGTGTTATCTCCACCAGAAACACCTGTATTGATATTCGTGTTAGCGATATCTGTATCGATCTCGCTAACATTGAAAATACAAGTGCCAGCCTCTTCCGCGTTGATTAGCCCCTCATCAACAGCATCATTTACCGCAGCAGCATAACCATGCCGATAACCCCGCTTGAATGCCATTTCAAACGCTTCAGCGGCGTGCTCAGCGTTTTTTCCGGTATCAGTGAGGGGTTCGTCGCCATCAGTCGCTTTAGCGTGACCTGAAGCGATTAGCTCAGCAATTTTTGATTCTGGCAAAACCCCATCAAGCAAACGGCCCGCTTTAAGCGAGCCGTATTGACGGGTATCGATGTTTTTAACTAAACGGGCCATTTACACCACCTTAGCAACCAGATAAGCATCTGCCACGCCGGGGTTAGGCAACGGCGCGGACTTCATCGCGACAAAACGCCCTTCTGGTTTTCGGCTTACCCAGGTATCGGGAACACGAGGTGATTCCACCAGCGTGAAGCTTTTTTCCGCTTCATCGGCCAGTACAACCGCCCCATAGAGCATTTCACCGCGTCCCGGCGCACCGAGAAGAATTTTATCTTCAGGTACCAACGGTTCTGTTTTTCCGCTTACGTCGTTGTAAACCAGTTCATCGTAGCCATAGAAATCAACGCCTTCGATGGTACCGTAAAATGTAACGCCCTCTTCCAGATCTTTAGGCTCAATCTTACCTAACTCCTTACGGCGGTTATCCAGGTACTTACTGATAGCTTCGTTTGCAACGAAGGCATCAACAACTTTAGCCCCCATGACTGCAACGCGCGGGGTAAAACCAGATGTTAATGACACCTTACGCTTCCAGTTGCGCACATTGACCAGTGGATCAGATGCAGCCGATGTCCAGAGGTCATCACCAGTCAGTTCAAGATACGGTTTATCAGCATCATTATCCGGCCAGAAATATACTGTTTCTTCTACACCAGTACCGACGATTTCAACCATACCGCTGAAAAGAACCTGAGAACACATCCATTCTTCGCGACGGTTGACCATATCATCCAGTTCAACCAGATCTTTACCTAATTGCTCAGCGGCGCGTTCCTGTGGCGATTTAGAGTTATAGATATTCTCACCTGGCTGGCGATTAAGAAGATGCTCTGCAGTAGTAACTAAATCAGGTGCAACGAGCGGTGGCCGTAACGTTTTTGTTTCAAAACCGTGGCGCTCAACCGTTTTTGAGCCGTACCCTTTACCAACAAATGGCGCCATAGTGCGACCACCGCGAACAAAGTCGAGATCCACTTTTTCAGTGTTGAAGGTCGAAATACCAGGGAAAAATGTACGCAGAAGGAAGCGGCGTGGTTCAAAGTTCTGTATGACCGGCTCCAGCATCGTGCGACGTTCAAAAATATCAATATTTGGCATGTTTATTCAGCTCCTTCAGGCCACAGGGTCAGGCATAGCGTCGTTGAGGAATAAACCGACCTTACGGCAGGCCAGATATACATCAGCAACCTTTACACCAGCTGGCAGAATCACTTTGCGACTATTGAATACTCCGGTCGCCCACGCAGTTCCACGACATGCTTTTTTAGAAGCATCGATACGATGCTGGGCAATACAGAAAGGCAATTTTTCTTCCGCATTCGCACTGGTCAGGTCAATCGCTGCAACCGTAACTACGTTGGTTGCGGGATCAATACTGACGAAGGAAAGCAACGTGCCGCGCTCAATAACACCGCTGGCTACATTGATATTGACTGGTACAGCTGGCATGGCGCCAGATATAACCAGGTTGTCTGGTTCATGAGTAAAAGTTTCCTGCATGTCCTACCCCTCAACGCTTGTTACGATTTTGAAATGCCGAACCAATGCTGTTTTTCACTGCTTCAACCTCTTGCTCACCCTTATTCTGTGGTGCCCGGGTATCAACGGCTTTTTTCAGCGGATCGGCATCATCCATTCTGTTCTGCAGATACGCGGCATTACGGCCGCGCTCCGCGTTCATAATTTCCAGAGCCAATGCTTCAGCAGATACCCCTGTTTCGAATTTGGCTTTGTTGACCAATTCGTCATGCCCGGGAATAACTGAATCCTCAATTTGCTTAATTCGCTCACGTTCGGCCTTCACACCGTCATCTTTACCTGCATTGAATACCTGGTTATATAAATCAGGATGTTTGTTTTTCAGGGTTTCGAGATCCACGATCTCCTCCTCGTTATGCGCGGTCGGCACCGCAGATTGTTTGTTATCTGGTACTGTTAATTTGGCGAGTGAATCAGGTAGGTGAGCAAAGCGGGAAGCGTCAAAGCTCATACCATTCAGGGAGAAAACGCCGTTGTTAAGAGATGCGGCCAGGCGCATTGGCTGTTCCACTTCATCGGCAAAGCCCAGCTCAACAGCTTCATCGGCACTGAACCAGGTTTCGGCGTCCATCAACTCAATAAGTTTTTCGTCAGAAAGCCCCGTTTTTTCACGATAAGCGGCCAGGATGCTATTTCTGACTTTATCCATCATTTCAGCGATGCTACGAAGCTCTTCTGAGTCACCAGCGGCAAGCGTCCACGGGTTATGGATCATCATCATTGCGTTAGCCGGTATGATGATTTTATCCCCGGCCATCGCAATGATGGTTGCGGCCGATGCAGCTATACCATCGATATAGACGGTGACATTAGCCGGGTGACGCTTCAGGGAAGAGAGTATCGCTTGCGCGGTAAAAACTGAGCCGCCATAGCTGTTGATGCGGACAACAATGGTTTTAGCCGTGATGTCCTTCAGTTGCTTAACGACTTCAGCGGAAGAAATATCATCCCATTCCCCGATATAGCCGTAGAGTTGCATTTCAGCCGGGGTATCATCTTCCCCCGCTGAGTTTTTGATATTCCACCAGTTAGACATTTAGTTCCTCTTCATCAGGTTTTTCAGGTACATCAGGCGTACTAGCCAGCTTCAGATCTCGTCGCGTAGCTTCTTCTCTTCCGCTAATCTGCGCGGCCTCTTCCCAGTTCAAACCGGACATTTCAGCGGCTTCTTTCTCTCGTGTAGAGAACGTTTCTTCTACACGCATTTTCGCCGCCTTCACTTCCTTCAGAGGATCGAGCTGTCCCTGAGATGGGCCATACCACTGAGCGCCACACCAGGCCGCCTTATATTCAGGACCATAAAAAAAGCCGGGTGCGATAACCCGGCCTTTCGCCACTGCTTCAGATAACCATTCCTCATAAATGGGCTGGCAGAACGACAACACCATCCACTCTCGCCGCATCCTGAACATCTTCCAGGCTTCCAGAAGAGCTGCACGACTAGCGCTATAGCTGGCTGTGAAGTGTTTAACCAGCAGTTCGTATGGCAATTCAAGCGCAGCACCAATCTGGCGGCAAATAGCCACGACAAAACCATCAAATGCAGTATTAGGTCGCCCAGGATTAGCTGTGTCTACTGACTCCCCATCACCAAGGCTAATGACAGATCCAGACCCCATTTCGATCGTATTTTCATCGTGATTATCGATCTGCTCATATTGAGGAATACCAGCCTCACCTATTGGCCCTTCAGGAGCCTCCGTTTTAACGAATACAGTAAATAACCCAGAAACAACCGCAGCGACCAGCTCCGCATCTGTGTAGCGACCCAACTGCTTCAGCGCTTCAATAACTGGAGCCAAGACAGGAACACCGCGCCGCTGTCCAGGCCGCTCCCAATCCTGCATGACATGGAGAACATTACGTCGCCCCGTTTTCTTGCCATAAGCCGGTATTCGTTCCCACTTCCTCTGGACAAAGCTGGATGTACTCGCGGGGTGGTGCTTAGCAATCCAGTAAGCAACCGGATCGCCGTATTCACCTAGTTCAATACCGCCATACATATCAGGGATAACAGTGGTATCGGGATTACAAACGCGATCACCTTCTATGAGGTAAACGCACAAATCATAGATAACCCCTTTCCGTTTTATTACAGGAAGCGTGGCAAACACATCACCAGACGACAACGCCGATATCTGGACCAGTGATTGAAGCTGACCAAATGTACACATTCTTGATGCGTCACAGTTCACTGAATCAGCCCATAGACGGAACTCACGCTCCGTATTCTTTTCCCATAATCTCGCTTCTTCCGGTGACAAGCCCAGAAACTCAGCATCGATGTTAGCGTTGAGCTTTAGCCCTGAACCAACAACATTGGTTCGGATCGTTTTTATGGCTCCTGTCGCAAGAGGATTACCCATAAAAAGATCACGCGAACGTTCCCGCAATATATTCAGTGGCTTAACGATATCGTCATCCGGCGAGCCAGCTCGACTAAACCAGCCGCGCATTGATTTCTTATGCGTACTTGCACCGTGGCGGTCGTAACCTAAATTATTAATGGCTTCCAGTTTCTTCCTTGCCACAGCCCTGTTTAGCGCTCTTTGAGGTGAAAACGGTGCAATGACCTTATCCAGAATGTTCATAAATCTCTCACTACAACGCGTTTAACACGCGGTCCGCGGCGAGTACCGGCAGTCATCCGCTCGACCTCATTACGCCAGAAGTCAAGCTGCTCTCTCACTTCTGAAAGATCCGCTCTGTTTAACTGCCTTGTTCCCAACTTATAGGACTGTCCACCGATTGCGATAGCCCGGTATGCCTCTTTCCAGACCGACAGCATTTCTTGAGCTTCAGTTAGCGAAATGGCCTCATAACTCATTGATATTTCTCCTATGCGGTAACTCCGCGACTTCTGACTCGTCGCCGTTTTTTTTGCGTGCTTTGCTGTTGCTGTTGAACATAGACGTTTCCTCGTTGTTCCTGCTCGGCAAGCCAGTCAAAGTTGGGGTTTAGTATTTCCATCGCCGCAGACGCATAGTTACGGCAGTCGAGTGGCTCATTTCGGTTGTAAATCTTTTCCCATTTCTCTTTTGTCTGACCATTTTTGTATTCAAAGACCTTCTTCTCTGAGAGCAAACCTTTGAAGTATTCAGTGTCATACCCTCGCTCTGAATCGACCGGGAAGTGCATATAACCGGGGCCTGGGTCGTGAAGTTTGATGCGAGCGATAATAGTGCCTTTCCCATCATCCACGCCGAGATTGAACAGCATTGCACCAATGCGGTTGTTATTATTCGGTTTGCCAATGAATGGCAGCCCCACACCGCCGCGCCCCTTAATTGAGTAAATTCGGCGAGATTCGCGGGGTTTTGTGAACCGGTAAGTTTCTGTTGTGAAGTGACCGCCGGAGTCAACACATGCAGCGGCTATCGACAGGCGCTGGCCGTCACGGAATTGCCACGACCGGAGAAGAAACTCATCCAGCTGCTGCCAGACAGCCGATTGAGCAGGGTCCCCCATGAATATTTTGTATTCAATCCCCCAGGATTCTTTGCCTTTCCCCCATCCCACAACTTCAGCGGCCAGATAACTATCCTGCACATCAACACCCGCGGTCAGAAGCAATACGCCGTCAGGTAAAAAATCCTCATACCGAACACGACGCTGCAGAAGATACTCATGGTCAATTTCTTCTTTCGCGTCCTCTTTCCACGGTTCACCCAACTTCAGGTTGATGAATTCCATTAAGCCGTTTTTATCGCGTTTTTTTGTCGCTTCGGCGAACTCAGCTACGAGCTCAGACAATGCTACCCACGGAGAATAAAGACTGCTGATATGGAACCCGACAATACCTTTTATTTCGGGGTGCTCCGGAATCCAGACCCCTTTAGCCAGCCAGTCAACATCTGGCTTCCCTGGTCCACGGATAACATCGCCGCACTCACGACATTCGTAGCGAGCCGTTTCAGGCAACGCTTCCCCCATGTCGTTCTTATCCCATTTCACTTGCGACCATTTCAGTACCTGCATAGCCCCGCAGCAAGGGCAAGGCACATGGTAATAACGCTGATCCGAGAGCTTGAACCACTTATGAATGTTGCTCGTTTTCTCTAACACAGGAGTAGAAACAAACACTTTTTTGCGGTTATGGAAGTTTGTCGTTCGTTGAATACCCAGCTTTAATGGATCGCCTTCCTGCGTCACACCGTAACGGTCGATTTCATCAGCTAACAATATTCGAATTGGACGGGAAGCAAGACCAGCTGGCGAGTTAGCGCCAACCAGCGCCACATACCCCCCCGCATAGTGTTTCATACGGATCGTAGTGCTGGACTTTTTAGCCGCGCCACGACCTTCTTTCCCTTCACGGAGCTTATTCTTTAATCCCGGAGAATACTTAAAGGTGGGATCGATACGCTCTTTCGAAAAGGCTTCAGCTGCTTCAACTGTCGGGTAAATCATCAGCTGTGGTGAGGGTTCCTGATCGGTAAAATACCCCATCACGTTGAGCTGCATTTCTGACTTACCAATCTGCGAACTACACTGCATGACTACCGTTTCAGTATCAGCATCGCCAATAACATCCATCGGTTCACGCAGGTAAGGTACTCGACTGGTGCGCCACGGCCCCGGCTCGGGAGAAGTTCCCGGCGCCACATGACGATATTTATCGGCCCACTCAGAAACGGTTAGCCGTGATTTTGGGCGAAGCGCACGGAAAAACGCGGTGCTCCATACTGTTTCGCCCATGCGGTTTATTCTTCCTGCTTAATAAATCGGGATTCCTGAAGCGCCTGAAGCGCAAAATTAATCTCATCCTCAATGATGCGTTCAATCTCCCTTGCCGTTTTTCCCTCACAGCGCGGGGCGGCACGGGGAGCAATACTAAACAACCGACTTCTCAACTCGTTTGCAGCGAGAAAAGCATCATCAGCAACGGTATCTTTAGCTATAAGCGATCCTTCTTTTTCTTCGTACTCCAGCTTTTTTAATTTCGCCTGATAAACCTTTTCTGCGGTCTTGGCCTTATTGAACTGTGCAGCGACGGCAGTCGAACCACCAGCTAATCCAGCATCATCACCGGGTAGTTCAGGCTCGGTTGATCTGTGGCCTTTTTTACCGTTAATGGCTGAGGCTTCCCGGCCAACCTGTTTACTCGCCTCATACGCAGTACTGGCTGTATCAAAATCCAGTTTTCCGCTTTTCAGTACAGGTATCCGGCCAGACGCACATAACTTTGTGACCATCGCCGGAGAGATGCCTTTTCGCCTCGCAAATTCTGACTTACTGACGATGGCCATCACTGGCACCTGTCAGCGAGGTATTTCACAAACCCTTCATGGGTCTCATGCGCATCGTGGTACTGGCGGTATACATCCAGCAACAGCGCAATCTCTGTATCAGTTGCCGGGATACGGTCTTTATCAATGGTGAGATACTTAATCTGAACGATCGGCGGTGCGTCATCTTCCTCAGATGGGGGAGGCTCAACATTTAACATATCGTCAATCTCAGAATCGCTAAATCCGAGTAACTCAATGTCAAAATCGCTATCAACCAGCTCACTGACTTCTTCGGCAAGCAGCTGCATATCCCATCCGGCATTTAATGCCAGCTTGTTATCAGCAATGCGATAGGCTTTTTTTTGCTTTGGTGTAAGACCCGTTAGCCTGATGACAGGTATCTTCTCTATCTCCAGAACTTCAGCAGCAGTCAGACGTCCATGCCCCGCAATAATTTCATTGTCCTCGTCGATCAGCACCGGGTTCGTAAATCCAAACTCCCGGATGCTGTTGACGATTTGATCCACCTGCTCATCAGAGTGAGTTCGTGAATTTTTAGCGTAACGAAGCAGTTTGCCACGCGGCAAATATTCGATTTTTAGCATCATTTTTTCACCACGATTGTCAGTCGGTAAAAGAAAACCGAGTAACCCAATGAAAACAAAAAGGAAATTAGAGGATCTTTTTACCCATGGAGGGTAAAAGAAAACAACATAATTGTCTGATTTTATTGCATTTTAATGGATAAAAAGGATCTAAATCGATGCAATGAGTAAAAAAATAGATATAACAGACTGAAAATAAAGAGCTTTGTTTAATCTTTTGTTTTTAAGGTTAAAAAAACAGATGTAACTCGATGATATTTAAGATAAATAACCATCTTCTTTTTACCATTAGCAAACCAGCTAAAAACACTATTTTCCTTCTATAAATCAAGCAGATAATTCAATTCTTTTTACCGATCACTTTTAACCTAACTTTTCCGGCGTTCAGCTAGTCGATTCTCGGGGTTCGAATGACCCGCATTCAACGCTCTTGGCCAGAAGGACCCAAAGGGGTTGGCAGGTGATCACACAGGCTGCCAGCCAGCCCCTCAGAGCCAGCCGCAGCACGCCGCACACGCGGCGAATATTAGTCGAACTTCTTAGCAAGTAACTCATCAATAGCCTTTGCAATCTCATCAGTGAAGGCCGCTTCACCAGCCCGCAGAGCAACACCATGCCAGTCAAGCCGTTGCGAATAGTTAGGTCGTTGAATGAATGTAAGGATCAGCGTAGGACGCCGCCCAACGCGCTGCCACACGCCAGGCTGTAGCGGGTTACTCGTACCAGGACGAATAACAAAGAACTCCGTAGGCTTACCCTGACGGCGGTTCTGATGCACATCGCGCTGCACACGCAGACCGGACAGCACTTGCTGCAATTGCCCCCGGTTAATATTCCCGTATTTATCCCGCTTTGCGCCGGGGCCAGGGGCAACCTGCCAGCCGTTCGGCAGATAACCACCAGCCCTCAATGCACCTTCAGAGCGCTTATATTGGCGCTCTCCCCCTTCAATCTGCGGCGTTAGCGTAGTTGGCGCAGGTGTACCGCCCCACTCCCGAGCATAAACAACAGCTTTGGGATTGTTTTTTTTAGCGGCCAGAATATATGTTGAGTTCAAAATCCACGGCGTCGGGTTGTCGAACACACGGCCGATTTCATCCTTCAGTGCCATCTGCGCCGCCTTAGCTGTTCTGGTTGCCGTAAGTGCCATCGCAAACGGTATTTCACGTTCTTCCAGACGTATGAGCTGGCGCTGAATGACCTGAGCGTCAAAATCCAACTTAACTTCAATATTGTCAGCCACCAGCTCCCCCTGCTTAATCATATGGTCCACGAAGTACAGACGCCTTTTAGCACTCACGGCCTGAGGCTCATGTTATCTTTGAGGATGTCGAGTACGTCCGTCTGGTCTATCTTAACGAGACGATTCAGGATGTATGTCGCATTTATGCCAATCAGATCATTGCGTTGCGCTTTGAGTTCAGCAATTCTGGATTGGATGTCAGGTTTTGACATGTTTTCGGACGCGGTACGGTTAGCTGTCTTTGCGCTGTACCCCGCCCGAATATCCGCTTGCGTGGCGTTTAAATCGATGAGGTACTCGCGACAGAACGTCTCTTGTTTGCGGTGAGTGACATTTTTTTATTGCCCGAAGAGTTTTTATGACTATCTATTACACAGTAGACCGTGCTGGTCATCATGGTATGCCAAACCCACTTTCCGCTGGCTTAGTGATTACAGCATCGGAGAGCTTCAACCATTTGCCTCCCAATATTGCTACACATCTGTCAGCATTGCTTCCAGGTGATTATTCTCGTCATGGGAAGCAATATTTGATTGACAACATTGCCATGACTAATCACGCAGGACATCCAATGGAGATAATACTCGAGTTGATTAGACAAAGAGATTATCCAACCAAGCCATCAAGGTTACAGTCTGCCTTTGGTTGCTTATCCTTATCAGATGCAGATTCTTTCAGAAAGCTAAACAACAGATTTTCCAGCGCTCCTATTTTTGAGATTTCGCCATTAAATCAGCAAGCTCATGTTGCTGATATGCACTTGTTGAGTATCGCTTGCCCAGCTCATGAATATCTCAATAAATGTCATCTTTATTGGCGGGGATTGCCTGGGCAAAACCCTTTTTGGGAGGCAGTTATTCCATTACCTGCAACAGTAGGAAATCAAGTGGCTTGAAAGTGAACGGGCTAGGGATGCTTTTCAATAGACTCGCAGTCCTGTTTTGCCATTTTAACCCTCAGTTTCTTGAAAACTATTTAATCAGATGTATCTTTGATAACGCAGTATCAACGCTCTATTAATTCAAGGAATTTAGAATGAAATACTCACAGCAAGAAAAACTACAGATCATGATGCTCAGTGATATTCACCGAGCATTAGAAATTGAAAACTCATTTGATCCTGACCTCATTGACGAAGCAGTCAGCACGGATAACTACTGGGCTTTATCCTGGGAATACCCAAGCCTTCAAGATGAAAACGAGGAGACCCCTTGGGAGGTCCAACTATTCGTTGATGCCTATGATATGTATGACATTCTCCAATACACATACGAACATTTCAGTGCGGAAGATAAAGCAGAGGTTGCCGAAACTATTCGTAATTTCGATGAAAAATTCTCACTCACATTCCCTGGGTTTGACGGTAACAACGAATCAAAGTTTCTTTTGATTGGTAGTTTATTGAAACGGATGGGACGGTTTAGCGGCAAAGACGCTCTCACTCGGAACTCTCACATGCCCTCTGTTGCAATTTACCAACGTATGCTTGAAGTTTTCCTTCCAGCTCGAGCTAAAAATTGGATTCACAATGTGGGCATAACTAAACAAGATTTTATCGATACACTCAACGCGAGAGTACACCCAGAAAATCGTTAAGAGTTAATGCCCGTAAATGCGGGCATTATTCATCATGGAGCCCTATTACTTTGTCATAGGTGCGCTCACAGGCATTTCCGGCGACATAACGCTCATCAGCCTCTTTTGCGAACTTTCCCGCCAGATCGTCAGCTTCGCCAAGCAACTGGGCGAGCAGTATTCCGGTCTCGGCTTTTGCCTGGCTTGCTGTGGCAAGAGCGGAAAGCCTGCCGGTTTCACTTCCTGCAAGTTGCCGTTGTACTGCTGCGAGCTGCTGTTGCAGCCCACCGCGAGCACGCTCAGCAGCATCAGCATCGGCCTGTATTTTTGCCAGTTCTTCATCGGCTCTTTTCCGTTCTTCATCTGCGGCGTGCTGGCGACGCTGCTCTTTCGCTCTTTCGGTTACTTCTTGCTGCAATGCGGCGGTCGCATCGGTAAGGTCTCGTTGCGCCCACTGGAATTTCCAGGATGAATCTGCCTTCTGATAACCTCGTGAATAACACCAGTACGCACCAGCACATAACAAAAAAGCCACCAGCAGTATTTCTGCTAATGGCTTCCAGAATTTTTTAAGCAATTTCAGCAGTACTATCATACGAGCACCGATTTTGCTTTCTCAAAGCGCTCCCGCCGATCACCAATACCGTTCTGTCCTCCGTTGATTATCTGCGTAACGCGTACCATGTCGCCGGAGTATTTCAGACACCCTTTAGTCACAAAAAACCACGCTGCGGATCGGGCGGCATGACGTTCCAGCTCAAGCTGTCCCGGATTCGCTACCAGATCCAGTTTCAGGGCAACACCACATCTAGTGTAATTCTCCAGCCCAGTAATCTGGATAAGCCCACGCCCGCGATACCTCCAGCCATCTCCGGCGTCTTTGTTACCCATGCGGCCGCCATAAACCAGATTGGCTATTTGTGGTTGGTGGGCAACCTGACGACCATCAATACGCCCCAGCATTTCGCACTGATAAGGCGTAAGGCGTTTACCAAACGTCTTTTTCAGCGCCTCCACCGAATAATTGAAGCTTTCCTTCAGAACAGTAAATCCTGCTGATTCATGTCCCGCTTGTGCAATAAACATGGCCTGATCGAGTGGAGCAGTAATACCGAATTCGCTCATTGCCGCATCAATGTGTGGAAACCAGCGCGCAGAAAGCCCGGCGCTAATACCAGCCGCCTGCTGAAATTGTGATTGGTTCATTATTGCCTCAGATGATCAACCAAGCGTGCCACATTACCGCGAGCCCACAGCACAGCGGCGCAGATAAGGATATTCACCATCACCACCAGCCAGTGGGATGATTCATATAAACCAAAAACAAACCGGAAAGGGACGCTGGCATACACCAGCACCATGACATAGGCCAGTAACGAAATCAGGGGGCGGTGTGTCGCATCACCGCGTCGGTAAAACATCAGAACGATGACTATAACCCCACAAATTACGGCATTCAGAACTGCAGAAGGGTCATTTGCTACCATTTGATCCCCCTCCCCTGATACGAGAAAGAATACTGAACAGGCTGTTCAGATCCTGACTATTAAGAAAAGTGAGAAACTTTATACACATTGCAGAAATAATCACTGCGCCAAGAGCATCCAGTGGTTTTTCATAATGCGTTATTGCCGCAAGCTTTGTACCTATCAGCCCGGCGCCAAGCACTCCCACAATAAATGACGTGATAAAATAAGCGACCAGCCTGATGCGTCCGATGTTGGTTGCCGTGGCGACATAAAACACCGCGCCGGCAAAAGCACCGAATACCACACCATAATCGGTTCCGGTTGCCAGACCGAATACACTGGCCCCCATTAATCCACCAGCCAACACTGTCGCACTGGATACAGGTTCGGACATTCATCCCCCTCTGGTTATGTGGGTCCTCTCAGTTATGAGGGGAAATAAAAAAGGCTGCCTGATGGCAGCCCTGATAAGGTTTAAGTCATTTAAACTGGCGATTGTAACGGTCCGGAAAGTACTTCTGCTTCGCCGTTATGGCAGATATCATCGCCTCTTGTCAGATGCCAGATACCAACAATAAGCTGTCCTGATTCCAGATCGTCAACTGTGTCATTCGTATAGTATGCCACCTGAACAACACCGTTATGCTGAATCCAGTAATACCCTTCTTTCATTCACACCTCCGCAAGACTAAGCAAATAGTATAGGGCGAAGCAGAAAATGCCGCGGTGCAAGAAGCCACAACTCAAATCCTGTTGTACAGGCTGCTCTTTCCAGTCATAGCCTCACCACCGATAGCTCAGTATGTGATCAAAGGGGGCAGGCTTCACGGGCTGGATTTATCAACAAAGCACGTAGCGGATGATTCCCGTGAGCCTGAAATAGAAAAGGCCACTGTATAGTGGCCCAACATTTAATTTTAAGTTATTGATGTACAGCTAAAAATGAAAATCACCACTCAAGGTTTTGTTTGGATGCCTTCAGGTTTTCTTTATACATCATATCGATAGTTGCATAATTGCACATATCCACGCCTGACAGACAATAATCTTTAATAACCTGATTCATTATCTTTTTATCTTTTGCTTGAGTGGCTCTCTTAAATGCCTCCAGGTTTTCACGCTCCATCATTCGTAATGTAGTGTCCTGGCACATGTCTATTTGGCTCTCGCAGTAATCCTTATGCACTTGAGCCTTAATATATTCAATGACTTCATTTTTTTGTGCTTCAGATCCATCGAAATCCATTGGATTAATGAATTTTGCAAAGGTTACAGCAGGAAAGCAGCACAAGGCTATTAAAAGAAATTTACGCATATCAATCCCTTATAAGTGAAATTTATTCATGGTTTAATTTAACACTTACGAAAATAAAGGGAATTGATTTAATTAAAAAAACCCACTTAGAAGTGGGTTTGATTTCGTGCAGGCATAACATCCCACGATGGGAAGCATACAGGACACTTTTATGCAAAGTCAACAACATCATGCAAAAACTTGTCGCCATTTGTTCCGATTTCATCAATAATCTGTTGCCTTCTCAAATTCTGATGCGGCCTGACGCTCTCCTTTGTACAACACATCCACCAACATTTCATAGAATGGTTTCCAGTTGCGAGACCAGGATGATTGGTGGAGATCCGGAAGACGTTGAAGGATAGCGCGATGAACAGTCGCAGAAGACACCCTTGAATACCCCTCGCCACCACAACGCTCACAAGTTTTGAATACTGGTACGCCGCGTTCTTTTGTAGCAATGCGGTCTAGCACTTCACCTTTTCCACCGCAACGGCACCGGGCGCTTATTGTTCCCTTACCGTCGCAAGCTTCACAGACAGCAGGCACTATCTCAGTTACCTCCGTCCATTTCTCCCAGTCGGACGGGCGGACAGCGCGGGAGCGGCTGGCCCAGTATGGTGCTTTCCCCCACGGGTAAGACACTTTGCGGGTTGTCTGCGTTCGGGTAATTCGCCCGCTGCCTTTGCAGGTGTGACATGTCACGCTGGTAGCTGCCGAACGGGAATACTCAGCAAAGGCAAACTGCGCCAGTACCAGCATACACCAGCCAAATTCACCACCTGCAGCTTTGCGCACGTTCTTCGGTGCAGTATCCATAGCATGTCGCGCCAGCGCCTGAACCGCCAGTTGCTCATCCGTTTTGCTGATCCCGGCCTTTCCGAAGAAAGCAGCCAGACCAAACCGCGCGCGGCTGCTGGTGGTACCAATAGCCGCCATTACATCTGTACCGGTGAGACGATCCGGAGAGGTTCCTTTAACGTCGTCGCTGATGTGCATACCCTGTGGGCTGAAGTGTTTGAGGGAGGATTCCAGTTTCATTCTTCACACTCTCCAGCCAGATTAAGAATAACCGCCGCACCTTTGTCTTCCATATATTCATCCTTTCCGCTTGCCAGAAACCAGCGGCACACCTCCACGGCTTCAGCACGCGACAAGGGTTTGATTGTTGCCAACAATTTTTCGAGATAATGCTCACGGTCACGCACTGATTTATGATGTTCCGAATAACCATATCCGTGACCGAGTTCCCTGCCTGCAGTGTGGCGAACCTGATAAAGCCAGTCCCAGTAAATAAATTCACGAACCACATCTGACAGCGTATGGGGCTCAGGCAATACGTCACGGTAGCCGTCTACCATAACGCGGCGCTGTTCATCAATTTCAAACATGCGGCCGCCGCCAATATGACCGGCTTCGAGTTCCTCCGGAGTCCATCCCCAGTCATAATCATCAATGAATTTTGCAGAAGACTTAATAACTCGCTCGGCCTCAACATCCTCCATTGCAGATTCATAGCTACCGAACGTAGCACGCACTTCAGCGGCCTTTTTGATATTCTCCCGCGCTGCTTTAATAGCGTTCGCGGGGTTATTCATGCCGATGGTGCCGAAAGCTATCTGGAAAGGATCGCAGTCATTCGCCAGCAGATAACGGGAATACCGTTCCTCGGCCTCTTTTGGAGAGATTTTAATTTTCTCCAGCGCGGCTTCGGCTGCGTCCAGATGTGTGGGTTCGTTCAGCCGGATAACTTCCAGAACCCATAGATAGGCGTCGGTCTGCTTATGCCCGGTAATTCTCCGTTGCTCAGGCAGTGGCTTAATGTTTGCCAGGGCGGAGCTGTGCGCTGCCATCGGGATGGAGAATAGTGTTTTATGTTCATTGTTATCTGTACGCATTACGCAGCCTTTTTCTTGTGGAAAACCAGCTCACGAACCTGATCGCCATTCATGAGCATATTGTTGAAATCACCGTGATCAGGCCAGTACACACTGACGCACTGCAGATCGTTCTTTGCCATCAGATTGGCATGAGCACATTCGTAAGCCGCAGCCAGCCCGGTGGCGCTGTTCTCGTCACGGTCGGCAAAAATAATCAGGTGCAGAACGCCTGCTGGTACGCGGAACTTTTTCATAAAGCCGCTGTTAATGGTTGCCCAGGTGTTTACTTTATAAATCTGGTGCGCTGACAGCGCCGTTTCGATGCCTTCTGCGATACCCAGAGTGCTGGCGACAGGAAACATGCGGATAGCGACTGAACGAGCGTGATCCAGATAGTTATCTTCCTGCAGGGATTTGAGGCGCTTTGCACTGCTACCGATGTCTGCTTTTTTGGCGCCATCAAGCAGGGTCTGATGCAGATAGCACAACTCCCCTTTATCGTCAGTAGCCAGGGAATAAAGAGACTGGAATACACACCCGTTGTGTCTCTGCCTGGCATTGAACCGGATCGCCTCAGCAGGAAGGTTAAATATTCCACGAGAATTGAGATACGCAGCACCGGATGTGCCACGCAGTGCCTCCAGCTTAGAGAATTTGCTCAACACACGCTTGCGTAAGCTGGTGGCGCTGCTGGTTACCGGGATTTTCACCCGCTGGTAATCATTTCCGATCAGACGGTCTATTTCGGTACAAATCTCGTTAAATGGCTTCCCCTGTGTCAGGGTGACAAGTTTCATGCCATCGCCACTACCACATACACAGATCCACGTCCCGGCACCGTCGCGGTCGTCAATGCGGAACTTGCCATGTGCACCGCATACCGGGCATTCACCCCTGTAGTGATTTTTTCCGGTTATCGGCGGCAGGCCGAAGTGCTCTAAAATTTCAGGCCAGCGGCCTTTCGCCGCTTCTGCTGTTTTCACGCGGTTCTTCTCCCAAGCATACTGCGAATATTCTCTACCTGGCGTTTTGCACTTATTACCTTGTGGGTCATGTCTGAGCCGGGAATGGAGCTGGCAGTTTCAGCAGGTGCGGCCGCCTTCCCCTTTCCTTTTGCATATCTGATGAGTTTGTGTCTGATGTAGTTGCTTACCTCCGGGGTAATTTCCATCGGGAAGTCACTCAGGTCATTCGGCCATTCACCGAACTTTTCCCGGAAGGTGTGAGCGCACCAGCCATCACTGACGGGCTTTTTTCCCTGCGATATGCGCTGGCGCTGATAAAATTTGATCTGACTCCACCAGGCTTGTTTCTGTGCCTTTGTGGGTCGATGCTGGTCTTTACCCAACTTTTTGAGTGTTCGCCCGGTATCGGTGTCGACGTCTTCACCTGCCAGCGGCTTATGTCCGCATTTCGGGCAGACGTACACACCCGCAGGTTTCATGTAATGGCATTGAGAGCATTCGTGTGGCAGCTTTTCGGCCCGTTCCTCAGATGCGCGACGCGCGCTTTCCTCCATACCGTCAGACTTACCGGGAAGATCGTCGTACTCGATTGAATCCGGATAACCCAGACGGTGCACGGTGCCGCTGTGATCGAAGATGAGGCAGGACTCTTTACCCGGTGCGGTGCGCAGGCCACGCCCGAGCGCCTGCAGCCACCGAATTTCGCTTTTTGTTGGCCTGGCGTAGATGATGCAACGAACGTCACTGTCAAATCCGGCCACCAGAACGCCCACACTAACGATGATTTTCGTTGCACCTGTTTCAAAACGGTGAATGATGGTCTGACGCTCATCCACTGGAGTGTCGGCGGTCATGACCTCAGCATTAACACCCGCCAGGTTAAACTGGATTGTCAGGTAATTGGCGTGGGCTACGTTGACGCAGAAAGCGATGGTAGGCAGATCCCGGCCATTCTCCAGCCAGTTCTGTACGATGTCGCCCACCAGCGTAGAGCCACACATGATTTCAGCCAGCTGCGCTTCGTTGTAATCGTTGCCATACTCAAGCGAAGATTTAGTTTTAACGCCTTTCAGATCAGGCTTTGTCGGAGCGTAAAATTCGTATTTGCTCAGGTCGCCACGCTGGATCAGCTCGCCGATGGTGGTCGGCTTAATCAGTCGGTCATAGTATTTGCCCAGGAACGGGGAAAACGGTGTACCCGACAGTCCGATTACTTTTACGCCGCTGGCGCGCAGACGCTCAATATCCTGGAGAATGCGTTTTTTGCGCAGATGTGCTTCGTCGATAATCAGCAGATCAATATTGTCAGGGAACACACGGCGAATAAGCGTGTCGGCGCTGGCAATCTGAATTTTCCGGTCCGGATCGTAGTTCGGGTGATCCGCCCAGATATAACCGATTTCATCCCCCGGTAACCCATACTCGACGAACCGATTAGCCGTCTGACCGATCAGGATAGTGTACGGTGCACAGAACAGGACGCGCATTCCGCGACTAACGAAACCGTCAACGATAAACGCTGCTAACCCCGTTTTGCCGCTGCCAGTGGGCGCATAAACCATGAAAGTATTATGCGACTTCCAATCACGGCGCAGCATGTTCAGCGCGCGTTCCTGGGCAAAATTTGGCGTGATGGTCAGCATTGTCTGGCCCCCATATCAATGCGATAATGATTTTGTGATGTGGTTTTCATGGATTCCCCCTCACATGGCTGGTGGCCTCCCCAAAGGCAGCCAGCCTCCCTTCCGAATAAACTCACTTAAATTTCGTCGCACGAATAACGTCAATTCCGTTCTCGCTATATCGAAGAGGGTGCTTACCATCTCTGAGCAGGACAAAGCCTGACATTCCCTCTGGAAGCTGAGCCAACTTCATCAGCGAGCGGTTGCGGGGAGACTTTTTATCGACCTCAATGGCGCACTGCTGCCCGTCTGGTGATGTAACCAGGCAATCAATAAAGCCTTTACGACCACCGCTAATGCTGATGCTGAAATTGCGTTGCAGGTGGTATCCCTGAGACTTGATTTTTTTCTGCATCACATAATCGAAAACAACTTTGTCATCGGAGCTGATGAATTGCTCTTCCAGGAGAGCGATTAAGTTTTGCTTCAGATCTGTGTTCATCTTTCCCTCTTTGTACTAGTTTAACGATACGGGCGTTTTTTATTTCTGCCCTATTACAGAGATCTACTTAACCTATGTACCTGACTGTTGGAAAAGCCTGTTCCAGTGCTTCGCACTAACACAAGGGCACTCCTCCCCCTCCCCTCCTCTCATTGAAATTTATATGTACTATTTAGCTAGTACGAAAATGCATTGAGAATTGGGATTCAGCCACCGGGCACCTTTAAGCCCGGTATCAATCAGGAGCGCGATTGCGTTCCAGCCAGGGGCGGCTGAGTTGTATATCCCTGTAAGGCTCTGCCCTGATTTCTCACAAACAGGCGAAGCCTTGTGTTTGCCTCATGCCTTGCCCGGTTCTCCTTTCGGTATGAAACAGGCTCGGCATCGAAGGCTTCCTGGTAGACAGCGGCATAACGCAGAACCGCTTTCTGCCGTACAGCTGGTGTTAGTCTTTCTAACTGCTGAATAATCCAGTCCTTATCTGCTTGCCCGTAAATTTCAGGCATTTCCTGTAGTGTTCTGATTGGCATTTCCATCAGGAAAGAACCTCTCTGGATAAAGGATCTGAATTTCTGTTAATTCCGTACAAAACAGCTTGGCTAGTTTTTCAGCCAGTTCCGGTGATGGACGCTGAATACCTCGCTCCATGCGGCTGAGATTGCCCGGGTCGCACTTGGTTTGTGTTGCGACCTCCTGAATGGTCATCTTTGCATTGAGTCGAGCTTTGCGTAGTGGTGTCGTAAACATGCGCATAACCCTCTATGTTTTTAACGCATATTATGCGCACTAAACATAATTTGCAAGGTAAGTTGTGTAGATAACAAATTTATGTATAAAATACATATTGCAGAACTGCATGGGGGAAATGTTTGTGAAAGTGGGACAAAAGATTCGTGAATTACGCAAAGCCCGAAAAATGACTATTACGCAGTTAGCAGCTTTGACTGACTGGGATGTAGGAAACATTTCTCGACTTGAGCGAGGCATGCAGGGCTACAGTGCGCAAAGCATACAAAAAATTGCGGAAGCTCTCCAAGTGCCTGTATCTGAGCTATTTTCAACTGAAACAGATAGTGATACTGTAAATAAATACAGTGTTCTTTCACTCTCACATCAGAGGAGAAATGATGTGTATCGAGTCGATGTTATGGATGTTTCAGCAAGTGCAGGCAATGGTAATTCTAGCCGTGATTTTATCGAAGTAATCAGCTCGATAGAGTACGTGACGGAAGAGGCAAAAACTCTTTTCGGGCATCGGCCAGCCAACCAAGTAAAACTCATCAACGTTCGAGGCGATAGTATGCAAGGTACAATTGAGCCTGGTGATCTAATTTTTGTTGACATTGGCGTTAACTACTTTGATGGTGACGGTATCTACGTATTTGATTTTAGCGGGGACCTGTACGTTAAACGCTTACAGAAAATCAAGAGCCAATTGCTCGTTCTGTCTGATAACCCCCTCTACAAAGAGTGGCAAATCACCAAGGAAGAAATGGAAATGTTACATGTTTGTGGCAAGGTGTTGCTTAGCCAATCTCAACAAATTCGACGCCACGCCTAAGCCAACCCAACTGATATTAAAAGAGCCTATCGGCTCTTTTTTTGTATCCAAAACATATTTATTATCTATATAATTCAGAAACTTAATTTCAAAATATGTTTTAAGCACATATTTATGTTTGACAGACATTTTTGGTGATCGTATGCTTATTTCATCGGCAAACAACGGAGCCAGTGACATGACTATCAAAGCAACTACCAAAAACTTCATCCAGCTCGTAGATATTAAAGACTTCCGCTTCGAAGGAGATTGTTCAAATATTGATTACGGCAATATCGCTGGTGACTGCAATTCAAAAACCATTTCTCTTCTCGAAGCGATTAGCCATATCAGTTTGAACATAGCTTCGTTGAGCCTTGGCGGTGAAGATAAAAAAGAAAGGATCGGACAACTCTCTGGTGTTATTTCGGATCTGGCTGAATTAGCAATAGCAACGAATAAAATATCTCAGATCGCGGCATTTCTCTCAGGTGCACAAGGTAGCAATCATGGCTGATATGTCTTTAGAACAAGCAACCGAAAAAGCATGTCAGGTCGAAAGTTTGTTACGAATGTTCGAAAGCTACCCGGACACGTTGAGCGAAAAAGAATTATCATCTGTAATCACTTTAATCCGTCGCTTATCTGGTGAAGTGCATGCATGGCTTATTGAAGAGCAGGCAGACAGGGGGAAGAATAAATGACTATATCTTTAATCTCAGCCAGAAACAGGGTTAAACAGGCTGAAGCTGTGCTTGGTGCATGGCTTGAAAGCTCAAGAGATGATTACGAAGCGACATTAATATCAGCCATCATCACTCTGATCGAGGGTGTAGAAGAATCGATTAAAGAAGCAGATACAAAACTGGATAGTTTAATTAAATAATAAAACCGGACTAAATAAATTAACAGTGCCTTAAACGGCAGGGATATCTATAACCTGAATTTACGAGAGGGTTAATCATGACTTTCATCAAAGACAAAGCTGCGTTTAAAACAGCCCAACTCTTTCATGCCTCCGGCTACAGCATTATCGCAGAATTGTTTTTACGCAAAGCATACGGAAGGTAAATATGTGGAACCCGGAAGAAAATGACAATATTGAAGACGCGGCGATCTCCGCCAGAAGTCTTAATGAACTACTGGATCTAATGTACATCAGCTTTAAAAAAATGAACCATCTCCAGACTGAGAGGCTCCTGGGTCTTGCTCTCAATATCTCATCAGATATTTCTGTCTGGATAGACGAAGAGGAGAAGCGCCGTGAAAAACAACACAATTGAAATTTACCGTCGTCGCATTGCGATTGCTGCACTGGAGAGGATGAAGCATAAGACAGGTAGCAACTGTGTCATCGTTAATATGCCCGATGGTGATATTCATAAGATAGACTTTGACGAAAAATCAATGCTGAAACTGTTAATGCGTTTTGAAAGACAGGCATGCAGTGAATACGGAATTTCAGAATCCACTTCTTTTATTCGCAGTACGTATATGAACAGCCTTGATATTAACGGGCATACGGAATACCTGACCGAGACAGGAAAACTTATTGTTGATGAGTTACTCGGTGAAGTCATTACCTGGGCAAAAGAGAAATATTTCAGCGGAGGAATTAACTGATGATTTTACAACAAAACATTGTACACAGGGATGTGTCAATTCCATTGCCAGCGTTGAATATCGAATTATTTATCTCACCAGATTTCACCGGGCACGTGGTTCTTTATATCGAAAAAGGTCGTGTGACATGCGATCGCCGGCTGCTCGACGACGAACATATTTGCGCACTGGACACTTTTATCGAAATGGCTCGCGAAATGGAGCTACGCCTTGAGGAGATATCAAATGTTGGATAACCGCACCGCCAGCGCCATTGACCTGGCATTACAGAAGCACCATACGCCAGTCGGCGACCTTTACGCTGCTATCCGGCACGGGCGCATGAAGCGCTGTTTTAGCCGGGACACCGCGATCCGCTGGCTGGCCCACTTTCTGACATCGCACTCTTTCACACGGTCCGGCTTAAAGCAGCGCCACCCTGATTTTCTGGTTGAGCAGGACCATGGCGAACAGGTATGGCGCCGTGGCGAAACCACCGACGCATACCATCGCGCCCACCAGCGTACCATTCGCCGCCTGCGCCTGATTCTGGCCCGTAAACGTGAAATGGAAAAGTGGTGCCAGAAATGGGACTCAATGCACAACCGCTACGTGAAAGAGCGTGAAGAACTTCAGGCCAGTAAACCGTTTTGAGGAAAAATCAGATGAACACGGTAACGATCAACAACAAACAACTTCCGGCAGTCGAATATCACGGTCAGCGCGTTGTGACGCTGGCGATGATTGATGAAGTCCACCAGCGACCGGAAGGCACCGCGCGTGCCGCATTCAACCGCAATCGTGAGCATTTCATCAACGGTGTGGATTATGCCGAATTAGGTGCGGACGTAATACGTACGGACCTCCCGGAAGGAACGTTCTCTAAATTTGCACCATCAGGGATTGTACTTTTCGAGTCAGGCTACCTGATGTTAACGAAGCCATTCAATGACGATCTGGCCTGGCAGGTTCAGCGAGAGCTGATCAATAGCTACTTCCGCACTCGCGCGCCGCTGACGGAAATCGAAATGATCGCAGCAATGGCCGCCGACGCCGTTCGCCAGCAGAAACGCCTGAATCAAGTCGAAGTACGGATCGAGTCAGTAACCGAAGCCGTCGAGAACATCAAACGCGGAAATATGCGCGCCGGATATGTCGGCTATCGCCAGGTGGTCGCCAAAAGCGGAATGACTGACGCGAAGTGTCGGAATCTGGTTAACGCTTACCGCATCCCCACCGATACGCATGAATTTATGACGCCTGACGGCCTTTTGTCCCGCCGGACTATCGTTGAACTTGAGCCGTTCATGGAAGCCTTTCATCAGATGATGTCAGAAGCTGAACCACGCGGCACACGCTGGTATCACCCGAAGATGGGGCTGTTTCAGGCTATCGGCTGGGAGGGCAAAGCATGATCATCCAGTCAAAACTCATTCGCGCCGCTCTGGTGTGCGCTGCTAAAAACGATGTCCGTTATTACCTGAATGGAATTCACATCAACCCGAAGTATATCGAGGCGACCAACGGTCATGTAGCACTACGTATGGAGCATGGCATACGAACGAAGAAAAACATCATCGTTCAGTTCGAAGGACCTGTTCCGGCGAAAGCCGAAACTACCGAACTGGTATTCAACAAAGAAGCGTTTGCCATTCACCGGGACGCATTCGAACGCCGAATTTCAATCACGGGTATCAAACTGGTTGATGGACTTTTTCCTGATATGGAGCGAGTGATCCCGAAAAAAGTGGATTTCAGCATCAATCCGGTTATCCAGGCTGAATACCTCAGCTATCCGGAAAAGATGTTTGGTCGCGAGCGGAAGTTTATTCCCGTTCAGTTGCGCCCTTCAGGTGAGCATGGAGCGGTTCGTATTCAGTTCGATCCGGTAATTAATTCAACATACGGTAACCCTGAATTCGTTGTGATGCCGTGCCGTGATGATGCGTTCAAAATTGTCGAGGAGCATCTGGGATGAAAATCGAATACCAGGACTATGGCGCCGTGGCGAACATTGTGATCACCAGCACGGTGTTTGAGTTCCGTAAACATAACCGTGTGGTAGACGTCACGCTGCTCTGCACACAAGGAATAGTTGCAAACCGCAGTGGCATGTTCTTCATGAAGACGGTTTTGTCCGGTAAATCCCGCGACATGCTGCGTGCGTATAAAACTGTTCAGCGGGAGGCGACACGATGAACAAAGGCCAGCAATCAGCCTATCCATGCCCGCGCATCGATACTCCCCGTGGCATGACTTACCGCCAGCACCTCGTTGTACAGATAGCGCCGGTAATGCTCACGAATTTTTTTAGCAATGATGCATGGCAGGATTACGACGACCTCGCCAAAACACTGGTGATGGCTGTAGATGCCATCATCGAAGCTGAGAGGGAGACAGCGGAATGAGCAAAATTACTAACCAGGTAGTGCTTATCCATAAGCGCGAAAACAGTGATACCTACGCCGTTGCGATCACCAGCAGTAGCCAGGACTATCACGACGCCGTTTTAATGGCGACGATGGAAGCGGATATGACTGGCGATGATGTAGATACCTGGAGCAAAACCGGTTACTACATGGCGGCGGAGATCGAGCGCTTACGTCAGCAGCTTATCGCACCGCTGAGCATCGGAGAATTATTACAACGACTGGAATCGCAGACTGGCGAAAAATGGGGGCATGAAGTTAACGAGGCTACCTATGGTAAACAGTTGACCATCACCTTGCCAGATATCACGTCAAAGGCGTTCTGGAGCGGTACCGGAAAGAGCGAAACATTTCATCCTGAAACCTATAAACGCCAGGTGAAAGAAGCTATTGAGCGGAGTTGTGTTATCGCCGGGATCGGCGTGGAGGTGAAGTAATGACCAGCAAACGCCGTCTCAGACGCAAGCAGTGCGGATGTAAAAAAAGACATAAAACAGCTTACGGTGCACAGATTGAACTCTGGATTATTCGTAAACGTTACGGACATCAGGGGCAGATGGGCGTTTACCGCTGTCAATTCTGCAATAACTATCACGTCGGACATACACCAGGGTGTAACGGGATAGGTTCAGGCTACGGGAGGTGGAGATGAACAAAGAATTTGAGATATGGGTACTCCGGAGGTATGGGAACCGCTATGACCTGACGCGTGACAGTTACGGATTCTACTGCCGGGAAGTGGTTAAGCGGATGTTTGAAGTCTGGTGCTATTGCCGTGGTCTGAATGTGGTGTGAGGTGAGGATGAGCAATGTGATCCAACTGACCCCGAACGAGTGGGTTTGTGAAAGCGTTCTTATCGCGGTTACCGGGCTCAAACCCGGAACTATCCTCCGGGCCAGAAAAGAGTGCTGGATGGTTGGGCGGGAATATATCCACGTATCGCCTGACGGTAATCCTAAACCTTCCAGTGAGTGCATGTATAACAGAAAGGCTGTAGATGCCTGGGTCGCTTCAATGAAAAGCAAGCAGCCAGGGTGATTTGATGCCATGAAAAAGGTAAGCTCATATCGCTCTTGGGCGTCTGGAGGTAACACCAATGGATAAAATCACGTATCCAACAGGCGTCGAAAACCACGGTGGCAGTCTGCGCATCTGGTTTAATTTTAAAGGTAAGCGTGTCAGGGAAAACCTCGGTGTCCCTGACACCGCCAAGAACAGGAAGATCGCCGGGGAGCTGCGGACATCGGTGTGTTTTGCCATCCGCACAGGAACCTTTGATTATACAATGCAATTTCCTGACTCCCCTAACCTCAAGACTTTTGGTGTAAGTAAGAAAGAAATTACAGTGAAAGAACTTGAAGAAAAATGGCTGGATCTGAAACGGATGGAAATCTGCTCGAACGCATTCAATCGCTATGAGTCTGTCGCAAGGAATGTAGTGCCTAGGATCGGAGGTAATCGACTGGTGTCAGCAGTCACCAAGGAGGAATTGCTGTATCTCAGGAAAGATTTGCTAACCGGCTACCAAAATCCAACGAAAGGAAAAGCTCCTGCAAAAGGGCGAAGCGTCGTTACGGTGAATTATTACATGACAACAATTGCTGGAATGTTTCAGTTTGCTGCAGACCACGGTTACATAGAAGCAAACCCCTTCGAAGGGATCAAGCCTTTTAAAAAAGCCAGGGCAGAGCCAGATCCGCTAACTCGTGACGAATTTATTCGCCTGATAGATGCATGCCGACATCAGCAGACGAAAAACCTGTGCTCACTTGCAGTATACACAGGAGTACGTCACGGGGAGCTGACCTCCCTGGCCTGGGAGGATATCGATCTTGAAGCTGGAACAATAACAATCAGGCGTAATTATACAAAACTGGGCGAATTCACTCTACCGAAAACTGAGGCGAGCACAAACAGGGTCATACACCTTATCCAGCCTGCGATAAGCGTCCTGAAGAATCAGGCGGAAATGACCAGGCTAGGAAAGAGGCATCACATTGATGTTCAGCTGCGCGAGTACGGCAGAACGGAGAGCCACGAATGTACATTTGTCTTCAATCCTCAACTGGTCAGAAGATGTCAGCATGTTGGGTTCATCTACAAAGTCGACTCGATAGGCGATTTATGGGACGCAGCGATGAAGCGAGCAGGGATAAGGCACAGAAAAGCATATCAGTCGCGTCACACGTATGCGTGCTGGTCACTGTCAGCTGGCGCTAACCCCAGCTTCATTGCCAGTCAGATGGGCCATGCGAGCGCCCAGATGGTCTTCAATGTATACGGTGCGTGGATGGCAGACAGCAGTCGTGAGCAGATCGCAATGCTGAATCAGCGGCTTGCGGATTTTGCCCCACAGATGCCCCAAAGCCTACATGGCAGTACCAGAGTATTATTGAAATCAGTAAGTTAG